AGAATGTTGTTTCTTTTTTTATCTTGCCTAGCACTAAAGATTCTTTTTGTTTGAATTCTTTTTTAAGAGCTGCAGCTTTATCTACATCGACTCTTATACCTCTCATTCTTGTATCAATAAGAATAGGTAGCAGCTCCATCTCCATCTCCCAAACATCATTCAAACTCTGTTTAGTAATCTCAGATTTAAAGTGTTGCCAAAGTCGTAAGGTTAACCCTGCATCTTGCTCAGCATAGAAGCCTACGTAGCCCGCAGGAAGCCTCCAGAGGTCAGCTTTAGGGTCAATTCCCCACTCTTTTGCTTTTTCGTTTAGAAACGTCTCATTTTTAATTTCACCTAAATAATCTTTTGCACATGCATTTAAACTAAAACTAAACCTGTTTTCATTAACAAGTGCAGCTGCGATCATGGTATCTACAATTGGTCCATTAATTTCAAAACCATTTACTTTCAACCAACCGACATCATAACTAGCATTGTGAAATATTTTAGTAGCTGGTGTTTTTAAAACTTCCTGCATCCAGCCAATCGTAATCCCCTCATCCATGTTTCCACCAGCGTCATGATGAATAGGAAAATACCATTGTTGATCATAAGCTGCTACAGCGAAACCTACAATGTGGCCATCAAATGTTGCCCAACCTGCACCTTTTGTTTTTATGTTTGGATCTTTTGTCTCTAGGTCAATGGCTATTTCTTTTGCTTGCGATAGGTCTGGATATTCACTTGGACACACCCAATCTGAGTCATTGTAAATAAAATTTAATTGATGTGTCATCTATTTATTATGAAGTAAGTTATAACTGCTGCTATAGAAATTGCAACTACACCTAGAAGCAACATACCTAGTCCATAAATTATTGTCATTTTTTTGTGTCTTTTATTTTTTTTATTTCTAATTGACAGTAATGTATAATTTTTTCTAAATCTTCTATTCCGTTTTTAAACAAATACCTGCAAACGTACTTCACGATATTGCCTTGAAAGAATGAAAGATTATTTTTTGCAATAAACTCATATGGTTGAATGGTAAAATGTTTATAATGAGATCCTCCGATTTGTTTTTCTTGTGGGAAAGCTTCATCGAACATTTCTTTGTTTGTCATATTTTCTCCTATATCATCTATGTTAATGTTTTTATATTTCTTTTTAAAGTGAATCATCCATAACCAATTCCAAAAAGAACCGCCATGGCCATTTTTAAAATCACCGAATCTATTTAACCAATCTTGATTTTCTAGATTGTCAATCTCAGCTATTTCATGTTCAATACTTAGTCTTTTACGTTCTTCTTTTGATAGTGTCATAAAAATTTTATAAGCTTTTTTATTGTTTTGCATAATTAGCCTCGTATGTTTTAAAATATTTTCCTAATGGAAAATTATATTGATGGTAAGTGCCCAATAAATGTAATGTTTGTTTAGATCTGGTGGCACCTGTGTACCAAACCCGAAGTTCTTTTACCTTTTCTTGTAAATTTTTTTTATCAAAATGTGATGGAAAGTTACATTTGCTGGCTAAAACAACATTATCAGCTTCACCACCTTTAACTTGATGAATTGTATCTATAATTATTTTTGGCGGAGCTGTGAGATCTACACCTTCTTTCATAAGTTTATCAAAATATTTTTTATCTTTGTCTTTAAATTTTCTCATAAATACTTGATTCCACGGAGCTTTTTCATCTCGCATGCCACACCTTAAATGTAATTCATCAAATGTAAATACTTGATTGGGATGTGCGAAGCTCCATTTTTTACTGTCCGCTGACCGGTAGCCGTGGTCTATGTTTAATAAATACTCATACATCACACAAGCTTCTTCTCTACTAATAGACCCACCCTCACAAATTTTACTCCAATATTCTATTGCTAAAAATTGATTTGGATCAAAAGATTTATTGCCTTTTACATCTTGATAGTACAAGGACAAGTTACGTGCCTCCTGCTGCAGCTCTCTCTTTACATCATTGATTCGAGCAAGAACCATCCAACTACCATCTAAATTCCATGGCACTTTTTTTAACGTAGTCCATCTATAAATATCACCGTCCTTACCATTAGAATAAAATTCTTTAGGAACTCTGTGGTCACCCATTCCATGTAATAAACATTTAGAAAAATAATGAATGTTCTTATTTAGTCTTACAGATTTTTTTAAAACCAAAGCTCTGCCAGGAAATGTTTGAAATAAATTTACATCTGCACCGTTCCATTCGTAAATAGCTTGGTCGTCATCTCCAGCTATGTAAACCCTGTCAACTGATTTAGCTATCTTCACAATCATATCCCATTGTAAGGGCGTAAGATCTTGTGCCTCATCAACCATCAAAACCTTAAAAGGTATGACTAAACCATCTGTGATGTATCTCTCAACCATATCAGTAAAGTCTAATCTGTCCGGTGTCCGTTGGCCTGTAGGCGTTTCCATGCTTTTAAATTCTTCGTAACCATTGATTATGGATTTAAACTGCTGCAACCTCACAGCTTTTCTTGATTGCTGTTTGTAAAGCCACACAGGGTCTACTTTCATGTTTCTTGCTCTATCGTATATTTGTAAAGACCAGTTGTTGTACACCTTTTGATCATCGTGGCCCTCTTTGTAATTAACTTTTACAGTTCCATATTGAGTATGAAACATCAAAAGATCTGCTTTAGGATCTAATACAGGTATCTCTGCAAACTGCTGTCTTGCTAGACTATGTAAAGTTCTAAAATATTTAAAAGCGTCCTCATCATAATTTTTAAATTTATTTCTTACTCTGCTTATACATTCATTTACAGCTTTGTTTGTGAACGATACATAACAGATTTCATCAGGAGAATAACCTTGCTTAAGATAACGTTGTACACGTTTCAATAAATTTTCTGTTTTACCTGTGCCTGGAGGACCAAATATTTTAATTGTCTTCCCACGCAGCCTTCGGTTTAGTAAATTTGACATCTTTATTTTTGTGCTCCTGTAGTTTTGGTAAAGGTACAATCCAATGTCTGCTTTGTATACCTTTGAACTTTGCTTTTGGCTTTGCGCCACCTTGTTCTAAAAATCTTGTACATTCTTTTTCATTCCAATTGTAACCCATCTTTTTCATAAAAGATCTAAATGTTTCTAATTTAAATCTCATCTCACTTTGATCCTTCCAAATATTACCAGAATCTATTTGGTCAAATTCTGTTGTGTCTTCTACATCCTCTAAAAATCTTGACATCCTAGAATTAAATACGTCACTTCCCTCTTCAGTCGCATCAAAACCTTCCATGTCTTGTTTGTTAGATACTAGCTCCTCTAACCAATCCCTGTAAGGGTCTGGATCTCTTTTAGTTGGTTTAAGTGGCCGCCAGACAATGTCAAAATTTAATAATTGTTCTCCTAAAAGCTGCTGCTGGTAAAGTTGTTTTGTAGATAATCTTATTGATTTACCTTGTATAGGTAAAATCCAATATGGTTCAGGGTATGAGTTTACTTTTAAAAGTTTACCTACTTCTGGCAACGCTTCATTTGCACCTATACCTAATTTTCTTTTTACACATTCACTTGAAACGCAATGCATTCTTGCAATAGAAGTTTTACATTTATAAGCATACTCTTTGTTTTCAACACCTTTAAATATATTTTCTAATTCTTTTGGATGTAACCTCTCTTCACACACTTTACCCATCATGTCTCTTGTCCAATCTTGATACATTACTGGTTCTGGATTAATTTTTTTTGCTAATACTGCAACATTAAACATAGCATCATTACGGCCTTCACCTTTTTTAACTTTATTTTTCATAAAATTAACAACACAAGGTGGGTAATCTTTTGTTTCGTCATCTTGAAAAATTTTTATCTTTTTAAATTCAGTAGGTGTTAATCTAAATTTTTTTACAAACTTAAATAAATTTTCTATTTTAACAGCTGTGCAATCATCTTCCATGGCAACTCTTGTTGTCATGTGTGCTTTTTGATACGGTAGATTTACGAAGTTACCTTTTCTTTTATCATCCCATTTTTCAGGAGTAAGATCCACCTCATCTTGTGCTGGAAAAATATCCGTTGTGGTATCGTTTATGCCAAGGTCTGACGCAATCTCAATTAATTTTTTTCTCATTGAAGATGCTTGAACAACACCATCAATAAATAAAACTAAATGGAGTCCGTTGGATTTTGATCTGAACGGGACGAGCGGGTATCCTCTTTTACGTATAATGGATATAAGGTCTTGATGCCGTATATTATAACGATCAACATCGATGACCCCCCAACTGCATGTATTATCATCTCGAATGGGAACGGATCCATAGTAAGCTTCTCCTTTTAAATGTTGTCTCCAATGCTCTATCGTCATTGGAGAAGGTTCAAGCCAATGTTTGAATTCTGCTTTGCCCTTCATCTCCTCCTCA